TTGCTTTAGTCTCGTCGGATTGTGTCTTGCCTATCTGCGCCTCGCTCATGTGAAGTAACGCCAAAGGAGTGGGAGGGGCTTTCCGTTTTTGCCCTGTTTGCCTAATGCTTTTTTCCAGGCACGCCTGCTCGGAATGCTTTTGTCCGGTTTTTGATTTACTTATTTTTTCCTTCGTAGCGGGTGTGTGTGCCAAGCCTAGCCGGCTTCCCTCCGTAACGCATGTATTATACCCAACAGGAGAAAAGGGCTTGTACTCGTCTAGCCACGCCTGCTCTCTGCTAAGTAAAGTAGATTCATCGACCACGTACTCCACCGCCGCGAACTCAAACGCGGCTGCACCGTACTTATTCCACGCCGCCTGTAGGTGACGAGATATGTGTTTACCTTTATTTAGTTTGCTTTTGTGGGAGGACCATCTGTACCGAAAATCCACAGCGGAACCGATGTAAAGCTTCCCGTTCACGCGGTTCCGTATCCAATATATTCCGAAACTGCTACGAGGAGGATCCAAAACCATATGCCTACGCTCCGCCCGGCACAACGCCAAAAGCCGGTAACTCTCCGCCTCCGCGGGCTCTCAGCCAAGGCTCAAGGAGGGTCAGATGCATTCTGCGAGGCACCTTTGACTCACCCGAAGCGAATGGACGCGCATGGGGAATACCGCCGGCTTTTCGATATGCTACTAAAATAGGCACGGCCATGTATTCTACCGTGTACGCTGTTCCTTCAGAGTAGGCACTAGACAAAGTAACCACTCCGTTGCCGTATGTCCAAGCGCTACTAGGCACCGGAACTATGATATTACTTACAGTATCATACGCCACAACGGACAGCACTTCAACCCCAAACTGGTACGGCAGAACTTGGCTAGAAGGCAGGTCGGATACTACCAAGGTAGAATTAAACCGGGTTAGCGCGTCAAACTCACAGAAACAATCGAAGCTGGATGCGTATTTCCAAACAGTTTCTTCATTCAAAGGACCGGAGTGCGCTATGGTGATTACCGGTTCTGCGTGTAGGACATGTCCAAGGTTTTCATAGGTCACGGCCCCTGGCTCGTCGGGGGCGGCGCTCGTGTGCATGAATGTTAACGTAGCGCGGAAGTCCAAGGGACTAGGGCTCCAGTAGATTCCTCTGCCTCCACAAGTGTTGCAACGAGGATTGGGACTGCCGGGTGTGCCGCCCGCGTAGGAGCATGGGCAAATGTAAGACTTCAGCCATCCGAAGCGTAGGCCCAATGCCTCTTGCTGTGCATCGAAGAGACTACCCGGAAACGCCTGCGTGCCCATGTCCGGCATATGCGGCCCGGGCCATGCGTTCTGCTTACTCATAGCATCTCTATCACGGGACCCCCAACGGCCCCGATGGTACGCTCAAGCAGTTCATCGCGACGGGCAGTGAACGAATCTATGAGGTCCTTATATGCTCCCCCCATGCGGTATTTCAGGCTAGTCTGCACGCCATCCGCGAGTACCAACGAAGATTCTAGTCCTTGGTTAAGCGTGCCCTGCACGGACATCAGAGAACGAATACCGGCTTGCGCCAGCACAAGTTCTTTAACAAACCGAAACCGATTCTGGTAATCCCCAGAAGTCAATCCGGCACTGTAATGATACCAAATGCCGCCTGGAACCGACTGCGAAAACCCTTGTACCGATAGCTGCAACGCAAATAGAGGGAGCATAGTCACATTAACCGCTGGTACAATGCGTATCAACGAAAAATCAAGATCCTCAGAAATCCACGTGGCCGGTATCTGGAAGTAGGTATTAAGCAGGGGGTAGATGTACGCTGAGACTTTTACCGCATTAGCACTTCCATCCAGTATACGCAGCGGCCTATACCGGAGGCTCTGAATAAGCCAGCCCTCGTCCTGAGCTCGCGAAAACTTAAAGTCGTAGGGGGCGTCGGGAAGATCAAAGTCGATCCCTAGTTGCTGTCCCCCGTTAGGAGCCCTTCCGTTTATCGCTGCCGCAATAGATTGAATGTTGTTACGGGTGGGCGCCGACGCGACTTGGGTTGGGGTGAGGAGCACGCCACTGCAAGCTTCCACGTAATCTTCGCTGGACCGGATATGCTCTAATAGCTCAAGGTCCGAAACCGGAACCGGCGGATCGCCGTAGCGCACAAGCGGCACGCCCACGAAGTCGCGTAGGTCCTGCGGCATGACACCCGTTTTAGTAATGGTGCCGCCGTGGTACATAATGACTTCTGGGTTAGAAGGGTCTGTTACGTTCCAGTCCCAAAGAGCATTTGTAGTGACGGTCATAACACTAGCCTCCGCTAAAAAGAGGGGCAGCTAGTAGTTAGCGCCACCGTGACGATTATACGCTCTTTTGGTCCGTACTGGCAAGAGAGATTCGGCGTCTGTCACTACCGCGACGGACGGCGTTTCTAGGTCGCCGAGCAAATCGCCAAGCATAGCCTCCACATCCGAAATGCTAATAGTCTTTACACTCGTAAAGGATAATTGCACATAAGGACTGTGGCGAAGCTGCTCAGCACTATCCGCGCTGAGGTTATCCGCCACAAAGCCTGAATGCGTCAGTTTGAATTTCGCGCCACAGAGTAGACCGGTGATCTGGCGGCGATCCCGCCAAAGCCGGTCTACATGCGTTCCTTTCCGGACAGTAGCCGTTATTTGCATAACACCGCTGCTGTTAGTAGCCCAGCGGGTTAGCAGCCGCGTTAGTCGAGGTAGCCGACCAGTCCGGGCTCATGGCCGTGTAGTTCTTGATCATGCCGTGGAACTTCGGAATACGCAGCCGAGCAGCACCGATATGCGCAACCGCCCAAGGCATGAACAGGTTGTTAGCAAACAGTTCGATCTTGCTTATGGGCAGCATCGTCCGGTAGTCGAAGGCATCATCCTCGTCGTCGAGGTCAAGCAGGAAGAGGTATTCCGACCCAGGGATATGCGTGTTCAAGTCGTAGAACACCACACTGTTAGCGCCGTTAGCCGCGATGCTACCGATGTAACGGAAAGCCGCCGGGTTAGCCACGGTGCCGTTAGGATTGGTAGCGTTGGTCCAGGTCGCGGGAGTACCCGCAAAGCCAATACCCGAGCGGAACACCCGGAAGGCCGCTACGCCCGCCGCCACAGAACCGGTGCCCGGGACGATAGTAACGCTCACGGCGTCGTAGGCGACAACACCCGCAATCTGCGTCGAGAAGGCCAACTGGCTCTCATTCATGTAGCTGTCCGCCGAAGCAACTGCGTAGTAATAGTTACCGTTGCTGCCGGTAGTCGGAGAGAACAAACCTGTGAACTCAGAGCCCAGCGCGTTGGTCGTGCCCGAAGCCACCAGCCCCAACGTGACGCTGGTAGGAGCGGGCAACGCCGCAACAGTGAAGTCGGTGTGATCCGCTTCACGAAGCTGCGCCTGAGCGGGCACGTCACGAGCCGAGATGAAGAAGTCGAGCGCGAAGGCGATGTCGCCGAAGCTGGTGTTCATGCCACGAAGCTCGCCGTCGATAACGATGGCGCGGCTGCCGTGCTGGAAGTCGGTGACATCGTTGGCAATGGTGCGCAGGACGCCGGTAGTGATAGTCTGCAGGTCCGCAATCGCCACAGGCGTCATGAACGCGTGGGTGATCTGACCATACTGCCGCCAGCCGACGATATGAGCCGACGTTTCGTAGATCAGGTTGAAGAGCGCTTGCGGCTGGCTGACACCAAGCGCCTGCACCGGAGCCGATTGATAGTAGCTATAGAAGTCTACTATATTTGTAGTCGGGATCAGGCTCGCGATACCCTGCGGCTGATTGGGGTAGAGGGTAGGACTGCCCCAGTAGATCGACCACTCAACGCTGGTAAGGATGTTGAGAGCAGCGTTAGTACTTTCCTGCTCGGCCACGTTAACGAAACTATTCTGCTGCGCCAACGACATCGTGATAGCGCGCGGATCGACGGCCAGCTTCAGGTTCAGATACTTGAGACCGTAGGAGCCACTATTCGGGCTAAGCGAACCGCTGGTCTGGCTGGAGAATGCGCTATACGCCGTGCCGGGAAGGCCGCCACCAACGTCCGAAGCGTAAGGCCAGTAGTCCACGATCTGCCAAGCAATAGTCTTGTTCAGGTGATGGTAAAGTGTAAAGCTCTTCGGCCGAACGGTGCCGCGGGCCATACGCGTATCCATGCTCACCAGTCCAAGTGACTGACCACCGGTCACGTTGGCGAGGTTGGTCTGGCTACCCACATCCAAGGCGCTCTTGGCAATAGCCTTCTCAATCTGGCTAGCCGACAGATCCTTGCGCCACGACGGGAACTTACTGTTAAAGCTTTGCTCACGCGGGCTGCGGTTACGAAGCTGACGCGCAACCGAGTTAGACTTCGCCAGTTCGCCTTCCTCGAAACGAGACTTCAGCAGAGGCCGCAGATCGACACCGTGTGCAATGCCGTCCTTAGCAAAGGCCATAGCCTGCAAGAACCGAGGGATCGCCTCGTTGCCGAAGCCAGCAAGCTGCTGAATTACGAGCTTCTGTGCCTCGATGTGGGCCTTGGCAATCTCGGGAGAAGAATTATCGTACATTTTTAGTCTATGCCCTTTACTATGGTGCTACATTACGCGGTAATCTGCGGAAGAAATATGTCGCGGATAGCCGGATCGGCAGCGGCGATCTCACCGATAACCATATCCGTGTCATAATGACCCGAACGAGACGCGACCAAATGGCTTTTAATCGACTCGGCCTTCATGACCCCCGCGTTATCCATCACCCCACTGTCAACGGCATCCTCAAGGCGGCGGTCAATGTCGGTAAGCGACTGCGCAGTAGCGGCCTTCACGAACGAGGGAGGAACGATGCTGACCTTTGCGCCGCTGCCGCCCATGACGCTCATTAGGTCCGCGACTGTCATGCCTTTCGCGGTAGCGAAAGCCGTGAACTCGGCGGTCAGATCGGTAGCACCTGACTTCGCAGCCTTTTCGGCCTCGTCCTTTTTCTCGTCCTCCGCCTTGTCCTCTTCGGCCTTATCCTCGTCCTCCGCCTTGTCCTCTTCGGCCTTATCCTCGTCGGCCTTTGCCGTCTCGCGGGCCACCGCAGCGGCCTTGAGCGCGGCCTTGAGGGTCTTCAAGCCGGCGCGGGCCTTCTCGGTGCGATGCTCATCCTCTTCGTCCTCGGCCTCATCCTCAGCCTTTACAATCAAGTCACTAAGCGCCTTGATGGCCGCCCGTGCCTTCTCGGTATGCTCTTTGTATTCCTCTTCGTCCTCGTCCTCGTCCTCGTCCTCGGCCTTACGAACCGCGACACGAGCCTTCAGAGCGGCGGTGTTCAGGATAGCGTCCTTGGCAGCACCCGACTTCGCAGCCTTTTCGGCCTCTTCCTTTTCCTTTTTCTCGTCCTCCGCCTTGTCCTCTTCGGCCTTAGCCGCCGTAGTCAAACCGGCCACGAGGCCATTGACCGTCGCGGCCACCTGCGACGTGACACCGGCAATCGAGGCGATGCTCTTCTGCATCGCACTCATGCGAGTATCAAACTCCCCATAAAGACGGGTCAGCCCTTCCTGCGGAAGCAGCACGCTGTGGGCCGCGACCTCCTTTTCGGCCGCGCCGCCGCGCATAGACTGCGCAGGGGCAGTCATTACCTCGGCGGGAGTCGGCATCTTATTAGCGTCGGCGTGGCTATCCACACTGGACGTAATAGTGTCCAGATCACGAAGCGCGGCTTCGTCCACCGACTTGGCAATCCCCACCAACTGGAGCAGGGACGCAAGCACGCTAGACTTGGCAGCCACGGGGGTTTCGGAAGCAGCGACGGACATGTTAAACGGTTCTCCGCAAATAGTTAAGAAAAGAGAAAAAGGCTTACTAACGAATATACTAGCACGCTATTTATAGGCGAACCTATAGAGCATGTTTTAGAAGCTGCATTAGCGCCAGCGCGTAGATGTCGGCGGTATTATAGTCCATACCGCAGCATTCGCAGAAATGGACGCGGAACGTGGCCACGCTCCGGCCAAGTACATACTGGTCCCCGGCCCAGGGGCACTGCCCACGCTGGATATGCAATGCATGATGCGCCATAAGTTCCAAGCGGTCACGGGGGACAAGCATTCCGCCAGCAATAGGCGTGGCAGAAGGCGCGGTGGGAAACGCGGCGGGAAACGTCACGGCAGTCGTTTCAGCCCCGAACAGACCCCCCGCCCCCTTTGCGATCATGTTGGCGAGATACGACTTGGCGGAAACGATGCGAACGTTGTCAATGATAGAATCGTTAATCGGATTCCGAGTTAGCGCAAGTGACTTCCAGATAAGATGCTTGATAACAAAGCGTTTCGCATCCGGCGCCTCGGGGCACTTCTTTATACGGCAATCAACGAAAGAATCGGGGTTTGACGTGGGAAAACCGTAAATACTCGCCCACCATACGATAGGCGGATCCCTACTTAATGTTTCCCAAAGGCTTTCCGCCTTAGCTACGCCCTTGTGCAATTTCCCTTTGACCAGCGTACGGCCACCCCCGCCGTCCGTCACAGACAAAGGGACACCCACAATATACTCTTCGGGATTAGCGATGCCGAGGCGATGCCCTATTTCGCTTAAGTGGTCGATGTCAATGACTCCGGCGGCCAGGAACCCCTTGGCCGACTCCAAAAGGGCCGACTGTAAAATTACATCGCCTTCTTGGTCTAGATGCTCGTTCGAGCACTCGAACTCAATATACCCTTGTCTGCTCGCGTACGGCGACGCCTTAACGATTATCGGAAGATCGACAACAAAGGCGCTGTCAATGCTTGGGCTAAGATTCAGTTCGTTATTATTGCTACCAGACATAGAAAAGGGCTACACTCCACGCTGCGAAATGCTTCACAGCGTAAAGTGTATCCCAAAAAGCGATTAATCCCTAGCTAGGCTGCCCTCTTCTCCTCCGGGGCCGACCACAGCCTCCGCAGCGCAGCGCGCATGTGATCGTGGAGCGTAGGCACCGTGCCGTCATTCACCACGTCCGCATCCACTTTCAAGCGCCCGACAAACTCCTCACTATCGTGCCGAGGAGCGCCTTCGTCCAGCTTCTTAAGCCGAGGATTACTGACACGCACTATAATCCCGCCAAGGGAGTGCAAGGCTTCTACTTCATTGGGGAACCTTACGTCCGGCGTCACTACCCGTAATAGTTTGTTAGTCCGTATATGCATTTTATACGCCGCGGTCCAAATGTCATCCCAAACGAGTGCCCTGCCCCATTCAGTCCCAAGCGTTTGCATAGCGTAACGAGCCGTTCTACCGCCGAAAATGGTATTAGGGATTTCTTTCATATCTCCTTCGAGGGACGAGGCTACCTCCTTGTCGCCCATTCCGCAGTATTTCATGAATGAGCCGAGAGCGGTCTTAATAGGGTCGGCAAACCGCACAACAACGTATCCCTTCGACAGCAAGAATGACACCGAGATATCCTTGCCGTGGCCTTTCCGCCCCGCGACGCCGATGATTGTGCGCTTCCGGCGCTCGCCAATCCAAGCGTCTTTATCCGGTTCCTTAGTAACAATCTCCATATATATGTGTCTCTGCTACCGCCTAGCACCGCTTTTAGCCGCAGCTACAAAGGCGTCTCGGGCTCGCACAAGATCATAAAGGCTAGCGTCCAGACCGCCAAATGTAACGGTCTTATCGGCCACCTTGTTTACCGCCTGCAATAGCGCAGCCAATTCGGCGGCTGGGACGGAGGCACTTATCGGCTGAGCAGGCTGTGGCTCGGCTTGCGAGATGTCCCCGTACATGAAGCAAGAGTCAGGAGACGGCGTGACTGCCGGATGCGGAGTGACTGCTGGATCTGGATGCGGCGCGGGAACGCCGCCCGGCACCAGCAAAACGATGGGGCAGTCCTCTGTATGACAAACGGCTTGAAGGACACGATCTAGCTTATCAAGCATCTGCTTTATGGCTGCGGGGGTCATTGTATTATCAACGGTGCCTTTCTGATTCTATCTCTACTTCTAGCATACGCCTTTGGATGTCGTCAAGGTATTCCGGTTCGGCTTCGCACATAATAACCGGGTGGCCTTCCGCCATAGCCGCTTCGCCTGTCGTGCCGCTAGCTCAAAGCCCGCATCCTCGATAGCGCACGCCGTCCGGTGCCCTGTGCGGGTGCCGCCAAACGCTAATAGGCGCCCGCCAGGGCGCAGCATCCCGAGCACTAGCCGCCACGTCGCGGGGTCGAATGCTATGGGCGTTTCTCCGGGAAGGCTACCGTCCCACATCATACCATTGAACCCATCGGACAGCCTTCCGGCCGCACCATCTCGGCCAAACTGCGCAGGAGCCGAGCCTTTCTTACCAAAGCGTTTTTGAATACTTACTAGATGGAACGGCGGATCCGTTACCACCGCATCCACCTTAACCCCCTGCGCCGCAAGCGCCCGCATCGTCTCGCGGCAGTCGCCCGCGAATACCGACCAGGGCTGCGGGGCTATGCCCTCCGCAAATGGTGCAAGATAATATGGGCCAGCGTCTCCCCCGCCTTCTTCGTCGCCCGCTCCTTGCGTTTCCACTCGTCTGTCCTTTTATCCGCCTCGGTAAATTCGTGTGCAGTCTCTTGGGAGACACCCGCTTCTCTAGCAAACTTCTTGCTGTGGTCTATCGCCTCAAAGAAATTATGCTGCTTTCTGCTTTCACTAGGCATACCTACCCCACATTCCCACTAACGTTTATACCGACAGTTCGGTTAATCAAAATACCACTGGGCAGCGATATGGGCCACATCACGTAGTAGCCGACCCCGGCTATGCCGCCTGTTCCTGTCCACTCAAGCCACGTCCCCGACTGCGCAATAGTTACGGTGCTGCCATCCTGCAATGTTACCACCGTCCCCGAGGCCACCAGCGTTGCGGGTCCTACCGAATAATCGCCTGTGTCCAACGCCAGCCCGTCACTGCGGGTAACGACCCCCGAACCTACCGACGATATCGCCGTACCGCGTGCCAGCATGTTGTTCGAGCAGTCCAGTAGGAACGTATCGGTGTCCCGATAATCCGCGACCGTGTAGTAGCACGGAGGCTGATTAAACGATTTAGTGAATCCGCTCATATTTTTGCTACGGACCTTCCTTGTATGAGTTACCCCGCCCTAAAAAGGACGGAGGTTTCTGGCTTCGCAGGGAACCACCTTGTCCCGGTAAACGACTATATATGTACTCTCTCTAGGGCTTGTTGTCCTCGGCCGCTTGCCACAGCCCGTCGTAGTACTGCTGACTGGCAGCATCGCGCACGCGCATGGCCGTCAAGCGGTGCCAAAACCGAACGCCAGGCCACAGAGGTCGCTCCATGCCTCCTACGTAGGTGTAGGTAGGTTCCCACCGCCTAAAGGGCCACCGGCCTATTGGCCTAACGTAGAACTCCCTGACATGCTGATTTGTAGGCATCTGCTGTTACACGTCCTCCTTAGTCTTCTCCGAGTTACCCACGTTACCCCAGTAGGCTTTTAGCATAGTCGCAAGAAGGTTCTTAGCGCCTTGCTCATCGAGGGAACCCACCGCCTGCTCCCACGTAGTAAACGATGCCCGCTCCCACGTAGTAAACGTTCCCCGCGTTGTACTCATCATTCCCGCCCATCCAAGTTCTCGCAACGCCGCGTAAACATGCACCCTATCCGAGGGTTCCTCTTTATAGCACGCTGTCTCTGCCAGCAAGGCGTCACTGATGCCGCTGCCTTCCGTCCACAACGTCGCTACCCTTGTCTCGGGTTTGCCCTCCCACCCTGCTACCGCCATGTAATTAATCATAGGCAGAAGCGGAACGAACCGTTCCTTTGGCAGATACCGCAGTTCCGATTCAATGTTTACAGTCGGCAGGGTGCCGTCCTCACCCGGAGGCGAAATATCCGGAGACTCAACTACAAGCGTGACAAAACCGTGCTTGCCACGCACTTTCACAACCCGGCTCATACGAGGAAGCGGCACGCCTTGCCCCGACAATAATTGGGTGAGGAGAGTGGTGGTAATACGCAGCAAGCCCCTGTTACGTTTTGAAACAGGACCGTAAAGCTTTTCGTCACGCTCTCGCTCTTGCTCTGTAACCTTTGACATAATTATTATCCCGCGTCAGAGAAAGGCAATTCGATCTGTTCGGAAGTAGGCGCCAGCACGTAGCCCTGCCCGTACTTGGTAATGATTGTGTAGGGGGACTTGGAAAGAAGCATCTTGCGGCGCAGCTTAAGGATGACAAGGCGAAGGACGCGGCTAGCACTCCTCGGGTCCAGATCGGCTTTGCTCCGCCCGGGGTACAGGGCTTCGATAAGCTCCGCATGCAGCACCACGTTGCCCCCGCCGTCGATACTCAGAGCGTTCGCCACCGTAACTTCCTGTGGACTGAGCGACTGAATACCCCCGTTGCTGCCGGGGTGGTTAACCAGCGTATCGTTAAAAGCGTTAAAAAAGTTCGCGGTGTTCATATTATGCTCGTTTTCATGTTCGGAGATAGCTTATGCGCTAACAAATAAGATCTGTCAAGGGCACGTCATCGAAAACCCCCGCTAGCATATTGTGGTAGCGGGGGTCCTTCGACTGTCAAGATCAGCGCGTCAGTCAGTCTAACACCTCGTTTGTCTCCACCGTGGAAGCGTTAATGGAAACGCTGCTAACGCCAGCGTCCGCGTCTTCGTAGTCATCGTACTCGCCCACCTTGAACTTGCGCTTAGCCTCGACAACATTTGCGGCGGTAACGTAGAACGTCACGTTAGCGAGGGTCATAGACCCAACGGCAAGGAAATCAGGCATTTAGGTATATCTATGCTCCTGTGCTGTGTTTCTATCAGAAAATGAGCTACCACCGTAGAGGTGATTTGTCAAGAGGGTACGCTCCTTCCGTTCCCAGACTGGAACTCCGGCGGCTTTAGCCCTACACACCATATCGGCGGTGCCGACCCCGCCAGGAAAGGCTACTACCAGATCGGGCTTTCCCTCGGTCAGCAATTATTAAAAAAAAAAGGCGACCCTCTCACCGGGAGCCGCCCTTCTCCTATATATCTGCCCGCCGGGGGAGGAAGTCAACCAGCGATATTTGAACTTACCACGAGAAAGATCACCCCTCCGTGTGCGATGGGACGCAGGGCTTGACCCGGAGCGCCGATTCCTTTATACATTCATATGCGGACTGCGGTTTCCGCGCGCACCGGCCAACGGCAAAAACAAGGAGTACCAGCATATGTTTTTCATAACATCGTCCTATTTTGTCATGGCGGTTATGGTAGCCATCCTCGCAAGCTCGCGCGGGCGGTCCGGACTAGGGTGGTTTTGCCTTGCCTTCCTCGCCAGCCCAATCGGCGCGGGCCTTTTGCTTTTGACGCGGCCAAATCTAAAAGCCGAAGAGGCCGCACGGCGCGAGATTGCTGAGTCAAAGGTTTGCCCCCGGTGCGCCGAGACGGTTAAAAACGCCGCCGCTGTCTGTCGGTTCTGCGGGCATGAGTTTGGTATGTCGCAAGAGAGTTGGGCATCTAATCAAACCGAGAGCACCGCCACAGCCGAGTCCCCGTACATCGAGGATATATCCCTTCCTTTTTAAAGGGCGGGATAATGCGCGATCCCGCCGTAGCCCCCGAATATATAGTAGCTTCCCCGTCTTTATAGTGGGGACGGCATAAAAGTGGCTAGCGGCGCCCGATGCGCCCGTGTACGTAGCAGGAGTGAAAGTGTAATGAGTCATACAGAAGCAGGAGTGAAAGTGTAATGAGTCATACAGAAGCCCAGCGCGCCGCCTTAAAGTGGCTGCGAAACCACGGTAGCCAAGGCGTATTCAGCATCCGAGGCAGCTCCCTGCTGGCTGCAGGTGAATGGGCGCCGTTTACTCGGCATACCTGGAATGCACTGCGGGATGCGGGGCTTGTCTGGTGGGACAAGGGCCGCAAGCGTGTGACCGTAACCGCTAACGGTTTCGCCTTTGATTGCGGTAAAACTGTGCCGCGGGAGCCTATCGAAGTGCTAGGAGGCGTTGAGTGAGCGAGGCAGAACGCACACAACAATTGCTCTTAGCCGACCTGAACGCGTGGGCGAAAGACACAACCGCAGACGAGGTGTCGCTGCCTGACTTCTGGGACGAGCTTTGCGCAAGTGAGCGGTTGGCCGATCATCTAGCAGCCCTCGGGTACAGAAAGGTTATGCTGCCCCGCCGTGAACACACGCCACAGAGCATTGACTCTGCCGCGCAAGCCTTAGCTACGTGGCTTGGCTACGCGTGGGATGGTCTATCCGACCGCGACATCAGCGCGGAATATCCCGATTGGGCCTTTAACGGCATCGGGGCTTTACATATGCAGGGCGGTAAACCGGCGAGGGCGATACTGAAGGCTAGTGATAATGCCTTGTTTTCTGCATGGCCGAGAATGGCGGTGGTCCTATGTGTGGTAGTTGTAGCCCTCTTCTCCGCAGACCGCAGCGATGCCTTGTCCATACCCCAACAGGCAAAAAGCGGTGACGTGGCTGCGCTTGAAAATATCCGAGTAGGTGATCCTTCCCATCAGGTAGATACGTTCCCGGCCTGTCAATTGGGTAGCGCCGCCCTCGTTGTCGTAAGCCAAATCGAAATCCGCCGTAGCCTCGTCAGAAGCCAGGATCATGTTTCCTATAGTGGAAAAAACGCTATCCAGATGACCCCTGGGCGGCAAGCCTTCGGATATTATGGAATCGGTACAAATCTCGTCAATTATGGCAGGAGTTTTGCCGTAGTTCTTATAGGAGATCGTGAACCTTGGCCGAATATCCGCGCCGGGAATTGCATGGAAGGGCGAGAATTTTCTAGTTTCAATGAAGATATAAGGACGATTAAGGTCAATCAAAGATCGTTCGGCTATGTCCGCCGAGCTTTTAGCGGCATCGGCAGTGACCTGCGCAACTTCGATAGCTCTTTTGGTATCTGCCTCTTGCCGGCTGTCTATAACCTTCATCGCGTCGATGGTTTCCCTCAAACGGTTAGCCTGAACATAAAAAACGTAAGTTTGAATACTGGCGATAATAGCTATCACAAAGGTAAGCCGAACCATCCACCAATCTGGAGAATTCCAGGTGGTATTTTGATTGCTTTCGGAAGTTTTCAACTCGGTTTCTGGGCCTCCGGTAATCTTGGCGACGAGCGGCGTTTTCTCCGTACCACGCTCGCCAGCATCGGTTTTTGTGGGGTGGTTCTCGGTCTCTTGCTTGGAGCCAGCTTGCCCTGGGAGTCCACTTGGGACTGGTGGTTGTGATACCGTAGGCGTTGACTGTGACATCGTAGGCGTTGACTGTGACATCGTAGGCGGAGCGGTCTGTTGCGCCGTTGCCCCTGCGGTCATTCCGATAGCTACCAACAGAATCAGCAGCCAACGCATGCGCCCGCTCCCGCGAAGAGATAGGTATCGTCGCTTACAGTTCCGTTAACTGCAAACCTTCAATCTCAAGCACGGTAAGGACCGCGAGGAAAAAGGTAACGGCAAAGGTGCCCCGCGCCAGCTTGGCGCCGATGGACCCTTCGGTTTCCTCTAGCCCGTGATCGTTTAGCCGCTTGGCCAACTCGCCATCTATCTCGGCACGCTTTCGGATAAGGCTGGAAAGCACAAGGGGGTCTGTCATGATGCCGCTAGATGTGGTAAGGAAGCGGCTTGGGCAGAAGCTATCTTATGGTGGCGGGTGCTACATAATACCGATAACGCCTAATATACAGCACAACACCGATCATATTTACAGCGCCTAGCCCCTATATATATATATATATATATATATATATATATAATACTACTTTCGCAGAGACTTTGATCGAGCTTGCGGCCATGAGCGAAGATACTGTACAGATCGCCAAGGAACTCGACCAGCTCTGCACTCACCACCGGATCACGCACGAGCATATATGAACTCGCCGCGCTAGTTTCGGTTTGGGCGCGGGCGCATCGGAAGTTTTTTGAAGGATCCGTAAGCGAACTAAAAAAAAAAAAAGTGGTGAGAGTATTATTGCATAAAAGGCGCATAGCCTTTTCGGCCCGCAGCAGGGTAGGCCCGGACCCGATGTGTGTGTGTGTGCTCCGTGGAGACCTTAAGCAGCACAATTAATGCTGTGCGGCTTACCGCTCGGTAAGAACGGTGCGGCAATTAAACTCTGCGCGGAGCGGTAGGACCGCTATTTGTAGGCAGAAAAAATAAAATAGGAATTATAGAGTTTGGCGGGCAGGCAAAAATAGGCTTGCGGTAAGACCGCTCGGCCGATATTTGTGTGTACGCGGTTATAGGACAGCAAGCCGATATGGCGGTTAGGTGAATAGTTAATAGACCGCCTAAGTAGGACGAGTCGCGGAAGGGGCTTGACCCATGTTTTTGGACGCCAGGGCCGCGCGCGCCCACCCCCCGGCCCGTCATAGGGTCGAGCCCGATAAGCCCGCCCACGGACATCCTACGGGCAGCGCGGGCCATGCCCGCCAGGGCAACACGGGCCGCGCCTGCCAGGGCAACACAATCCATGCTATTCCATACATATGATGTCATATACCTATTATATCCTACACCTATGATGTTATATACACATCATGCGAGCCTGGGCAACGTGTGCCAGCACGTCAGCTAGAGCATCATGCCAATATCCCGGCGCCATGCCGATAAGCCCAGGCGGACCATGGTCACAATGCGGCGGACCGGGCCATGCCGATACGCCTGGTCGGGGCATACCCTAATCGGTAGATTACGGCATGAGTCGAGGGCGGAGGGCTGGCGGCTGAGGTAGGGCAAGGCGAGGCTATTGCTAATTGTTAATTATTAGTAATAGCTAACGAAAAGCTATTAAAGCCAATGAAATCAATATTTTTACTGATTCTTTTATTTATCCCGACAAAATGACTATCATATACCTATTATGCCCTATACTTATTATGTCCTATACCTATTATAGTCTATACCTATAATACTCTATACCTATTATGCTCTATATCTATTACACCCTACATTAACGTTAGTTAATAATTTAGAGTATGCTGGAAGGCTTGAGTTTCACAGATTAGGCGTGATATAAGGAGGGCAGAAACAAGGACCCAAGGAGCTACCTACATGAAGGACCACACCTCTACTGATATATCGGCCTTTCTCGCGACTCGCAGTATCACGCAGGTACCGGCTGGCGAGGCCGCCTTGCCATCGGGCCGTAGATTCTGGCGCGACGCGGTACGCAGTACCACGCCGGTCAATGCCCGGCCAAGTACCCGTGATATCCGCCGGGTTGCGACAGTCGATGCACTCGATCGACATTACATTGTCAATGCCGATGGCGAATGGATCGCAACCGAATAGCAACCGAATAGCAACCGAATAGAAGGCCCGCCCCATGTCAGACCAGACATACATCCGCAGCACCATCGCCCTGTACGTAGCCACAATCGCCATGACAGTCTTGGCACTCATTGCTCGTTACGGATGGTAGTTCACATGTCTCCTCAGATCAACACCATGCAAGCCAAACTCGGGACCATGATCGAACGCGCAAGCGAGCTGGCCGAGAGTGAAAACGAGGCCACCGCCGACAAGTACAGCTCCGTATCGGATTGTCTGCAAAATGCGCTAGACTCGCTTGACGAGGCATTAGACTA